CGAATATTCGCCCACTCACGCGACTCCTTGCCGCGCTCCTTCGACGGATTGATCGCAGGACACCCAATGAACGGCATAACCGACGCGGCACGCTGCGCGACCGCATCAATATTTTCCGTGATCAACATAGGCGTCAACGGAGGCAACACCGGTTCCTCGTCCATAGAAGGCAACGGAATAACATAATCACCGTTGTACCTGTCCCGTACCTCCCGCATCTTCGTAAGCAGCACCGACTGCGAATCCTGCCGCTTTCGGACAATGCCGACGATCTCTTCAAACGTATACACTAATACACTCCGATAGTAGACCTAGACTTAGCCCAAGGTAGCGCATTAAAGTTGAATTGTGAAGTATCTACGTCAAAAGATTGTTTTCTTTGACGCCACAAAATCCAAATAAACCACAAAGCCATAACCTGATCCTGCCTCAATCTCGTACCCCGCTTACCGGGACGCCATGCTTTCAACTGGCGCATCAACTCGTCCGTCTGATGACGGGTCGCATTATCGCCAGCATACGGCAACTCAATCTCTTCACGCATAAACGACAACGCCATAGATGGTACACCAATCGACTCATCATACTTGTTCATACCTGTCAAATGTTCCCTAACCCTAAAACCATATCGGTCAGTCATCTCAATCAGACGCTCATCCCTAGATAAACCCCGCTGAAACACCATCGCCTCAATCACAACATCCGACACCGTGGAACCATTCTGCATACAACGCAAAACCGTATCCTCAACAATCCCCAAAATTTGTTCATTGCGAGTCAAACCCACATCCTCACGCACAAACAAAACCTTCAACTTGCCTTCATGCGGAGTAGCAGCAATCACACAATTATTCGAACCCAACGCCGGATCCAAACCAATATAGACCGTGCAATTCTCCGGAGGATGATGATTCACCGACCGCAACGGATTCAAACACTTCCTCAACGAAGCATCCGTAAACGTCGCAGACGTAGAAGAAGTCGGCTGCTGCATATAGTTCCGCGCCCACGCATCCTCCCCAACCTTGCGACGAATACGATCCAACTTCTCCAACGAAAACATCTCAGGCCACAACGGCTCCGGTTCCCCCGCCTCCGTTGTAATAATCGCCGGAAACCGAATCACCTGCAAAATATCTGGATCAATCTCCGCCATGACCCGCTCATAAAAATCGTCCTCCCCGACCCGCGTCCCATTAATAGTCGTCACACCATTCTCACCCGGACGAGTCAACCAATCCTGCCGAAACACCTCAAACATGTTCTCCGACAAATTCAACGACACCCGCGACTGAATATCATCAATATGCAAATGATCAGTACGGGTACCCGCAATCTTCGACCGCCACCCCAAACCCACCATCGAATAATCACGCTCATCATGCCGCGCCTTCTTAAAAATATTGAAATAATCGGCACCCCACGGCTGCAACGTCCTACGCCCCGAATCATTCTGCGGAGTAAACGGACCAAACCTCGCCACATACGCCGGATACGGCCCATGAGACTCCATACGCGAACGCACCCGATGCAAAATCTTCCGCGACATGTCCTGACCCTCCGACCCGACCGTAATCCGAAACTCAGGATCCACCGCCAACTTGTAACAAAAATAGTCCTCAGCCAAAGTCGTCTTACCATGCTCCGGAGGCCACAAAATAAGAGTCACATTACCCGGCGGCGTATTCTCATACGCATCAATCGCCTTCAAATGAAACCAAGGCGACAAATGCTGAAAATAACGAAACCGAAACTCCTCAAACGAATCCCCCCACTCCTTCTCCCCCGCACCATCACCAGCCTTCAACCGGGCAGCATCAACACGCTCCTTGAAATCCGGAATCCGCGACCGCCACTTCTCATACGCAGACCTAGACACCCCAATAGTCCGACAAGCCGCCCCGACACCCCCCACCTCAGCCAACGCAGCCAAAAACGCCTCACGACGCTCTATCCCACGCCGCTTAGAAACATTCTCAGGCACGAAGCCGCGCAATCACAGCCTGCTGATACGCCAACTGCCACTCCAACTGGCCCCGCTCCGACAAAAACCTAAAAACCTCCTCCAACCCAACCTGCTCCTCCTCAGGAGGCACATCCCCAACACTATTCTCCGACACATCAACTATCTCTGACACAGATACATCCCTATCTCTAAAAAGTATAACCACACCCCCACGATGAGGGCCAACAAATGATACCATGCCCAACAGCATCAGGCACCCACATAGCCAAAAGATGCTTCGCGCCCAACCAGCGTCAGGCTCGCCCGTCAGAGGGGCCACCGCCCCCTGCACAAAACCCAAGAGGGGCAGGGGCAGTAGCACACAGGACCAGTGACTACAAGGTCAGAGCAACCTCAATGCTCGGGAGGGCACCAAGGGGCAAACTACCCTACGAACAACCACTAGACTCCCCACACAACGGACAAACCAAACACGACCCAGCCCGCTGCAACGGAACCCCACACAACAAACACACCGGACGCTCCCTCAACGAACAAACACCACCATCACAAAACACAACAACACCTCACAACATAGCCAAACAAAACGAACACACACCCTACCCGCTGTCCACAACAAAAACCACACACCAGACATATATATATAGATACCCCCCAAGGGCACATCCCCCCCTCGAAACCCACAATCCCACACGTTTCACCACCCCCAACCCCTCCCCACACACCTGACCTTTTGGGGTTGGTCGTCTCGTTCGTTTCCGCAGGTCACGGGGCATGAATGCGCCCCGCAACCTGTCTTTCGCGTGGTGGTGGTAGGCGTTGTTGGATGGTAGGTGTGGCTGGATCCTTGCGTCGCGGGAGCGACGGCAAGGGATCCTTGCCGTTCCATTTCTTGGAGGGGGCGCAAGACTGCCACAAACTTCTAAGCCGAACACCTGTTCGCCCATGAATGCGGGCGAACATGAGTTCGACAAGAGTTTGGGCATCTTGCTTGTGGGTGGTCGTGGGGGGAGTCGCCGCATCCTAATGAATCGGCCAGCGTCGCGCCGAGGTCCAGATCGGCTTCGCCGCCCGTTGGGCTGTGCCGCAGTTCACACGCAAGAGAAAGAGAGGGCGTGTGACCGACGCCACAGATCTGAACCTTGCACTCCTAGTCATCGATTCATGTCGGACTTGCTCCACCCCCCACCGGGCGGGGCTGAGAATGAAAGGGAAAATGACAATGACAAACCTACACAAGACTGTCCAAGAACTACAGGCCTTGTTGGAAGCCCGCATGGGCGCACCGATAGAAAACGGCAAGGTACATCCAGACATGCGCTACCTCTGCGTCTATGACCTGTTCGTAGACTTGTGCCACCAACTCGAANACATCACCAACAAGGGAGAATGACAATGNCAATCTACTCATACACAAGGTTGGACGGGGAGAGGGTGGTGATCGACACGGGTGTTGATCCACTTCTCGTTGATGTGACGGACTGGTTCGAAGGTCAGAAGCCGATTGACAATGAGGAGGACAAATGAAAGAGACTGGAAAGAGCAACTGCCCGATCTGCGGGCACTACGGGTTCTTGGATGACTGCGACTGCCATGCCAACGCCGTAGATGGAAAAATCTACATCGCCACCTTCGGGCTGTATCCGCAGCCTGAGGGTGGCACCAACGAGGGAGAATGACAATGAATGCAAGACAAGTTGAGTAGAAGGAAAGAAGAAATGGTTGCAAGGATAAGTAGGAAGAAAAACCAACAAGAGAAAGAGAATGTTATGAGCGAGCAAGCAGTGGTAGAAGGAGAGGCCGGTCCAGCCGCGCCTCTGACGGGATCAAACGATGCCCGGTCCGCAGCCCTAGACGAGTTGGGTCGGTCGATAGACCAAGCCTTTGACCTGAACACGGTGAAAGAACTAGCCGACACCCTCGATTGGGGCGTAGATGAAACCGGCAAGATGTGGTCCCAGCGTGCCCGCCTCAGGATGGCACATGAGGAACTGCTCAAGTTCCCAGTGAAAGCCAAGGGCGGCATGTACCCGGAACCTATGGCGCAGGGACTCTGGCAGATCGACGGCTCCAAGCGGCCCAACCCGATCGCGTTCGAACCGGAGGGGTACGAGATGTGCGACATCATCACGCCGACGTTCTTCATCTGTGACACGCAGGTGGATCACGACACGCCGCCGCACTACCAAGGCGGGAAGGGTCAGGGCCGAGGTCCGGGTGATGCACTCGCACGACGGATGTCCTACGGGCACATGCGAGGGAAGCCAGCCATTCTGCTGGAGTCGTACTTCGAGTCAACGATACCTGAGAAGGAGTTCCACTCAGGCACCGCCAGCGATGGTACGGCGTTCACCAAAACGGTGGTCGTGCAGAAGGACATCAAGTGGTGGGCAGCGACAGCGATCCTGTACCCATCGGGCGATGTCGAAGCGTGGTACGAGCAGGTCGTGATGAACATGCTCTGCTTGCCCACGTTCGATGACTACGTGCCGACCGAGGATGAAGAGCGTGCCACGGTCGATCAGGTAGCCCACAAGGCACAGATCAAGCAGCGTTTCGCCAGCATGTACTGATCCCATCGGGGGTCGGCCCTTCGGGGTCGGCCCCCACAGGGATACCGACAGGGCAAGAGACTATGGACAGAGCCGCAGAAGAGACTGCGACTCTGCCTCTCTTTCCTAGCGACAGCGACAGCGAAACCGACAGCGAAACCGAAACCGACAGCGACACCGAAACCGCGGGAAGTGTTCATGTCTATAAGATTGGATTTACATTCAATAAGGGAGTGTATAATGGGTTTGTTTGAAGAGGTATCGTATCTGATTTGTCTTGTTGTTACTGCTTTGATTATGGTAGTAAGTTTTGTTTTGGGGGTGGATAGGTTTCGACGCAAGTGAAAGCCGCATGTCGGACGCTTGCGGACAGGGGTTCGACTCCCCTCACCTCCACTTGGCTTCCCGTGGAGCCGTAACATTACATTCATCTATCAGAAAGGATAGGTAGATGTTGGTGTTGCGTTCGTTTCGTGAACGTTGCTTCACGGGAAGTCATTCACTATAAACAAAGGAGATAACTGATGAGTAGAGGTCATATGTTTGTTGATATGAAATGGGAACTAGCATTGAAGATGCATCCTAATAACTATGCGTATGTTCAGCGTGCGTTGGCTCAGTTGTGTGTTGAGTGGTCACATAAGGATGTGTTGGCTGGGTGGGCTATCAAGTGTCCTAATCTGGTGAGGGAGGAGATGGATGGGTTAACGGTTCGGTCTGTGTCTAAGGAAGAGTTGCTTGCAGCAGAAGGGAGTGGATAATGGCTAATGTATTGAGTGGTGATGTATCGTTACGTACAGGTAGAGATGACTTGACTATTGTTCTCTTGAATCCTGATGAGACTACAGCGTTGACTGACTTGTTGGAATATGCATCAAAAAAATTAGAAGATGATTTATGGAATGCATTAGATGAACTAACTAACATGCTGTTAGGACTAGCGAAGGATGACGCGATTGCCAAGATGCGTTTCATAAAGAGAAATCAAGACGTATCAACAGGCCAATACGGTGTTCTCAAACTAGACTGTGATTGCTGTGACGATGATGACTGGACGTAGTGATCAATGGTACCAACCGCCTGATGAACTGGAACATGATGCTGATGATTGTGATCTGTTTCCTTGTTCTGAATGTAATCNGGCAGACTATGAAGATTATGTTACTGATTTGAAAGTCAAAGAACTAAAGGAGGAAGGTGTACAATGAGTAAGTGGGATTGTCCTCGTTGTGGTGGTCCGATACCTAATGAATTGCATAAGGGACAGTATCCGGGTGCGTTGTCTCGTACTGATAATGAGACGGAGATCTGTTCAGATTGTGGACATGAGGAGGCATGGGAACAGATGCAAGGACGACTGCGTCCTCGTGAATTATGGCAGTCGTATCTTGCGTGGAANGTAGCGAATACTCTAGTCAGAGTTCTTAGTGATGAGTAAGAAACAAATGAATATGGTACTCACGGAGACACAGTACGAGATGTTGATCACAGCATTGATAGAGTATGATGTTGTATTATCAGAGTTGTATGACGATGAATCGGTTTATGTTCAGCGTGTGCAAGCGTTTGTTCGGATGTGTCGTATCTTGACTAAGGATAGGTGGGAACCAGACTTGTGTGTTGCAATATTACAGCGTCCTGATTTTCGTGGACGAGTTAAANCCTATAGATAAGGGAGAAAGTAATGAATGAGAACCAAGAGATAATCGATCAGTGTCGTGCGTTTGCANACTTCTTGGAACGGAACGATGGGTTGGCAAAGGTAGATGACGTTGAGTTTGAGGCATACTATTTCTTCAGTGAGGATGCGAAGGGAAAGATTGCAGCCTTGGCTCGCGCAGGTATGAACGATGTGAGTGTTGAGAAGGTTGAGAAGGATTATGGTAGTTCATACTTTTACTTGCGGTTTAATGGTGACTTCTCGTTTAAGGCAGTGACGCAGCGAGAGAAGGTATGTACGAAGCGTGAGGTTGGTACTGAGACGGTGACGGAGAGGCAGTTGCCTGAGGGTGTGGAGTATGTAGACGTTGAGGTTGAGCGTCCGGTGTATGAATGGGATTGCGATCCACTGCTTGCGTCGTGAAGCAGTTCTTTGCGAAACTATTCTGGATATTTGTGACTGCTGCGAAGGCGATCACTATGCCTATTGATAAGGAGAATAAGAATGAACATTGA